TATCGGCCAGCAGCAGTTTTACCGCCTTGTGAATATTCCATTTTTTATAAATTTAAATCAGTGTTTGACCCTGTGTTTAAAGGCTGAATCTGCAATGAACTTGTACCCCCTCTTGGTCGAGGAGTTGTACCTTGCTGTTTCTTCTTTTTAACAGGTCCAGCTTGACCAACATTTTTAGCAGTTTTTTCTGGTGGTGGTGCTGTTGGTCTTGGGGGTGGTAATGGTGGTGGCTTTGGGGGTCCTCCTACGCACATAATTAACTCTCCAAAATTGATTCAGTAAGCATCGTTTCTTTCTGTCGTTTTTGCTCTTCAATTAAAAAGTCAACAACAAAACGTTGCCCTGCTTTATACCATACCTCTCTATCAGTTAAAGACAAATCGGGATGGCGATGCGGAAAGATTTGATCTAAGGCAAAAATCATTTCATCTGTAATTACTGGTAGTTTTTCAGATGCCATGAATTAAAACGATTTATATTTAGTATATGTCAATTTATAGATAAAGTATATCAGTATTTAATTTCTGTGATAAGCTATCAATGAACTGGAAGAGTACGGCATATTTGGAAGCATTGCGTGTGCCACGAATCACTGCCCTTCTATTATCTCTGGTTTCATCTAACACGGAAATGCCAACAGCCCATGCTACTGCGCTGTTGGTGTTTTTTTATGGAGTCCAAAGAGATACTTCACCTGTATTAAAATCAAAGTCTCCATCTCTTAGTATTCTTGCAAGCTGTGCATTAAGAACAGCATCAGCGAATTTATATTTCTTTTTTTCATAAGCAGCTACTACCTTCTCCCACATTTGTTCTAGTGTCTTAGCTTCACCTAATATCTTTTCTGCTGTTACTGGTCCTACTTTATCTATACCAAAGTAGTTATCAGTACTGTCACCTGTAAGAGCTTGTATCATCCAATGTCTATCAGCCTTGCGTTTAGTTATAAGTTCCATATCATCACCTGCTAGTAAGGTACAAGGTACAGATCTCATATCTTTATCTATTGATACAACAATGGGATTTGGATATTTTTTGCTAGTTGCAAGAAGTCCAAGAACATCATCTCCCTCTAAACCTGGATAGCTTTCCGATCTATATTTGTCTTTAACTTGTTCTATTGTTTCTCTATATCTACAGGGCTTTCTTTTTTCTTTTCTATTAGCTTTGTACTCTGGATATATCGTATGTCTAAATGTTGGGTACTCAGTAAAACACATAACAACGTCTTTATCACCTTCAGCTATTGCTTGGTAACGCTCAATTCTTGTATCAATTATTTCATGTACTTCTTGTGCATCAAACTTAAAACTCCACAAGTCTCTCATCCATTCATATTCTCTTTCAGCGTTGATACATGAGGTGAAAACGAGCCAATCAGCGTCAATTAGTAGAGTCATTAGTTTCCGAAGTAAGTTTCCATAGGTACTACAAGTCTTCCTGTCTTCTCGTCATACAATAATTTATCTACTGGTCCTGTCATTCCTGTGTGTCTATTCTTCAATACTCTTAACTGTAGTTCTGCTCTTTCTGCATAGCTTTCCGATTGCTGGTTTCTTTCACAGGCCACTACTAAGTCAGATAGTTGAGCTATTGAATGGCTTGACCTCAAATGATTAAGACTTACCTTGTTACCCTCTTCATGCCCTTTACCTTCTGGTCTACGTAGATGAGAAACAATAACTAGACCTATGCCAGTAGATTCAACCACTTGTCTAAGCTTTGTACAGACCACATCTAAAGCTCTTCTCTCATCTAAGTCACTTATACCAGAGACAACTATTGTTAGATGATCCAAGATAACAACATCTACTCCTTCTGCTGTTGCAAGATATTGTATCTGTTCAACTAATCTATCAGGATCAATAGATCCAAAGTGATCATATAAGAATAGTTTTCCTGTACCAAACAACCTATCAAAGGATTGTTTTAGCCCTTCTGTTTCTTCTACATTATCCTCAAGATGCAGGGGTTTATTCATCTCTACACCGAGTATCCCCTGCATTGTTCTTTGTACCGATTCTTCTAGTGCTATATAACCTACAATCAGATTATTCTTCATAAAGTGATGTGCTAATTCACGACATATAGTTGACTTACCTGTACCACTACCTGCTGCTATACAAAGCATCTGTTGTTTACGAAACCCTTTACAGAATTTATCTAGTTCTGGAAAAGGAAAAGAACAGATACTATTACTGCCTTTCTTTGTTAACTCTGTCCAGAGGTTAGAGGCGTTAAGGATTCCATCTGGTCTAACAGGTGTTGCTTTCCATAAGAGATCTCTAAGTTCTTCCCCCTCACCTGCGATGAGCATTTCATTAGCGTCTTTTCTAGGGAGTCTACATATTGCTGCCTTACCAGGAGGTAAGATTTTAATTGCTTTTTCGGCAGCATCCATGCCAGGCTTGTCACTGTCAAAACAAATTACTATCCGTACAAATTGAGATAACCATTTCAAATTTGCAGCTATATATTTATTAGCTGATTGTGATCCCGAAGGTAAACTTACTACAGGGTACTTGTTATTTTGTGCTTGAGAAACAGACATACAATCAATTTCTCCTTCTGTAATAGTCACAAACATATTACCTGTGTTTACCTGTCTCCATAATCTTTGACCCCATAGTTGTAAATCACTTACCTCACCAAGCCAAATAAATTTTTTGTTCTGAAATCTAATATGCTGTGCAACTTGTCTACCTAACTTGTCTTCATAAGTAGCAACTTGCACTGGTTGTCCATTATGTTCAGATGTTCCGTAGTTAAAAAGCTCACAAGTTTCTTTTGTGATTGCACGTTTAGGTAATGCTTTTGGTGTAACAAATTTAAGTAATGGTTTTTTCACTGATTTAACAAAAGATTTTCTGGGTTTATCTTTCTGTGGTTGCTGCGTATAGCCACAACCAAAGCAGTAACCATGTCCATCGTCATAGATGGCTAGGTTATCTTTGCTGCCACACTCAGGGCAGGGTTCTTTCCTGACGTATTTACTTTTGGTTTCCATACCATTCTTCTGGGATAGAGCCATGACTCCAGAGAAACCCATGCTTAGAAGCCCAAGCACCATAGGTTAAACTTCTTTTGCCACGACTCAATTTTGCTTTGCTGTTTTGAAAACAGAACCTAATATCTAGGTCGGGTCGTTGCGTCTTGATCGCAATATGTTTTCTGCGGTCTTCCTTTGAGAAGAAGCCTTTAGTTTCAATACAGATGCCGTTGTCAAGGATGAAATCAGGCTTATAAACGCAACTGATTTGGTAGCTAACATCAAGTGTTTCATAAGTAAAAGGAACTTTATTTGTTTGTAATGTAGCTGCTATTGCAGCTTCAAACTTACTTCTAAAATTCGTCTGCACCAACTGTTTCAAACCCTGCTTTTTTGACCGTAACTGGTTCGTAGCCGAAGGTTTCTTTCGTTGGTCCTGTGACTTCGATTTGATGCGTTGCTTCTTCTGTTTCAAAGCCATAGCCTTGTGCGGTTTTAATGTATTCGACATGGTTGTGGATAATTACTGCTTCTGGTTGGATCTTTATCCCAACACCAAAAGCTGCTGTTTCCCATCCACTGCAACGCATATTGACCTGACCAGTTGTACCAGGACCACACTTGTTAACTTTTTCCTTCTGCTCTTCTGTCATAGGAGAACCATCAGCATTAAATAATACAGGTGGTCTTTGCTTCCACTGTGTACCATCTGCTCTAACTCCACCCCCTTTCATCTTGGTTTTTACTTTGAAGTATGGCTTGCCATCAACTTCAGTAAACTCCCAAGGTAAAGAAGCAAGTTTAAATTTTTTATTTGGGTTAGCAGTTTTTAGTTGTGCCTTCCATCTTTCAAGTAAACCACTAAGTTGTTCTTCAACTTCTGTAGCATCATCAGGATGAATAAGACATTCGACCTGCCAAATACCTGACGCATCAAATTTAGTGTCAGGTTCTACCAGCCATGCAAATTGAAATAGGCATACTGGTGTTGTGATGTTTAAAACTTCTGGTTTCATTTGGAAATTTCAGTTAAAATTTTCTTTTATTAGCATCCATGTTGGATGTATCACTGATAGTACCGTAGATAAATTACTTGTCACGCATTTGTTTAGCTAAACACATATGGTGCTAATAAAACTTCACATACATCAAAATCCCCTATGTCTGGTGGTATGGGTAGCTTGCTTGGATCATCTAATTGTTCAATTGCTTGCTGATATAAATCTTCTAGTAAATTTTTGCTATACATATCAACAAAACTTTGTTTAACGTAGCCTATAAACTCTTCAATATGTGCGGCAGTTGATCCAAAACAATCATGGATAGTGCAGAACTGATTAAGACCATTAGCTTTACTTTTTGTTAATGCTAAATGTACATTAGCAGCATCTAAACTATGAACAAAGTTTGCAGCAAAACTTTGCGTAGATTTTCTTTTATCAACCTCTTTTGTATCAGTAAGAAGTGACAACTTTACACTGCTAGTATGCAATTTCGTATCAATTCTTTTTACATTAGACACATAATAATGCTGTTTAACATAAAAATTAGATGGTGTAATCCATGATATATTTTTATTTTCTTGACCAAAACATCTTGCAATGTCTGCTAAATATTTCATCACTGTTATACATTTAGGACAAATATTATTTACACTTTTCTCTATAATTTTTGCAAGATAATGGTTATGTAAAAAACAATCTTTATCCCAAGACAATTCCTCATCACTGCCTACAAAGTAATCTCGAACAGCACTTGCAATACCAAAGGTCTTACCACTGTACGGTATCATCATCACAGGTTTTTTAATCATTTTTCTTGTAATTAATTTGTGATGCCTATACCAATCTTCAGCAAGGCATTGTTCATAACTAAGATCACGAAGTTCTTTTATTACCTGATCTTTTACATCCTCATATAAATCTTCTACCTCGTCATAATTTTTAAGGTTTACTTTTGCTGCAAGATTTTCATCAAGAGACATGGCTGCAAAATGTTGAAAGCCATTGTTTGTACCATCAAGCAAAACAGGATGCTTGCTTACATAGCCATAGCCCTCTTCTAATAATTCATTAAAGTCTAAACACCAGCTAAGAAACTGCCAAGGCTCCTCTGCTTTACTCCATATACTAATGTAAGATTCTGGATTGCTTGCTATCTGCCTAGCCAAGGCTTCACCCTCTGTTTTAGACCATTCAATACGTTCTTCATAACTGTATTTACTCATTCCCCATGAGTTTGCACCTGCTATACCCAACCAATCCTTTGCTTTCTCATTCTTTATTGCTGCACCTTCAGCAAATCTATGTAAAGATCTAGCTAAATCATTACCTTGTGGATTAAAAATACCTGATACATAGTAGATTCTTCCTGTAAAATCTGCCTGTGTAACGTGATAGAAAGGCTCCTGTGCAAACTTAGTAGCAGTATCAAGCAACATGATACATTGGTATCTTTTCATTCGATCATGTGCATTTTGATCATGTCTTAATACTTCTTCTCTTCTCCACCAAGATCGTGAGTCTTCATTAGTATCAATATCATATGGCTTTGGAGTTTGTGGTAGTGGTTCAGCATCTATTAAACAACCTACTTCTATACCTCTATCCCAACAGCTTTGAGCAATTTCAAGAACAGTTGTATTTATCTCCCACTTTGTTTGTTGAAGACAATTCAGTGCTGTATAAAGTGCTGTTGGTTCTTTTTTTATTACTTCTTCATGGTAAGTAAGGTCTTTTGATTTGATTGCAGTAATATGTCTAAATCTTTTTGTATGAAAACCACCCTCAGTTATGCTAGTCCAATCAATTGGTTGCTCTACGCATGGTTCATACAATGGATAACAAGCTAATCTATTTTTGCGTTGTCGTTTTATCCAATCCATAGTGCCTTGCGTAAATTCAATATATGTTTTTGTTTGTTTACCTGACCTAACAGTAGAAAGTTTTACCATACCAACAGCACTAATCATTATATCTATAAGCCTCATACCAACCTTAAGTTTGTCCTCCTTTGACCACGATTTAAATACAAACCCTCTGTTTCTCATGTGGCCTTTCATCATATTGCGTCTATACCTTTGATGATTTGTATCTGATATATGTTTCTTTACAGTTTTAAAATGTGTTTTATCTTGCTGTTCAAACAAAGTAAACCTTTGTTCATCTTCAAGCATATGCCCTACTTGTATTGCTGTTTGTGTAGCTGTTTTATTTTGGGAAGCACCATCAATAACACCTTTGAAAGTAATAAAAGCGATAACATGAACATCTTTAAATTCATGTAGTTTGATTGCTGCTGTAGCTTTTACCCCTGGTGTACCCCTCCAGGCTCTATCAAGAAACTGTTGTATCGCTTCAACAAAAGGTAAAAGACCAGCTTTAATCATGGTTCTTGCGTAATCTGTTTCTGATTCTGTGCCGTTAGATAAGTTGTTGTTGATGTTGCGTTGTCGTCTATCAAACCCACGGCTCCACATCCGATCTTCTAAATCAGTTTGCTTACTCATTAATCTTCTTAAAAATATCTTCTATTTCTTCTAATTTTTCTATATATATTTCTAATTGTTTTGCACAAGAAACCTTCAAAGGTATATCATTTTCTTTATTAATTTTTTCTTGTAACCATTTAATACAATCGTTAAGTACATCAATTTCTTTTTTAAGATTAGTGTTTAAAAAAGATTTTTGACTATCGGTAAATTTCATTATTTAACCTCCTTACGATTTGAGTATTGAGAGATTAAAACATTTAGATCATTTAGCAGTTCATCGCAGTGACCACGCATAATATCAAGAGATTCTTTACCTTCATCAATCAACCTAGCAAGTTCTTCCAAGCTGTACTCTCTTGTACTAAAGTTCTTACCACATTCTTTACAGGTTCTAGACCTCCAAAGATATGCAGCTTCCCTTTCTCTTGTATGTAAGACAATAGTATTGTCGCTGTTGCAGTTAGGACATTGAATCATTGTTACCTCTCATAATGAATTAACTCCTTTAATAATAGGTCTGACGTAAAATCTATGTTCTTTAGTGTTCTGAGGAATTTTGATCTTTTCCAAGTCAACTATCTCTGGCTCATGTATAACTATCCTCTTTTTCTTTATATGAATAGTCCAACAGAATCTATTTTGAAAAACTCCATCTTTTAAATGATCTGCAAAAAATCGACCTTTTAAAGTATTTCCACCCTGACAGGCTCGACATCTGTTTTTTGGATAGGTTTCACAGCGTTTTGTAATATCACAAACTGCATAATAATTAACCCAATGAATTTTATAACCTGCATTTCTAACACCAATAGATGTACAAGAACCTCTCCAATGATATGTCCTTGCTCCTTGTCTTCCTTGCCAAGAATATGTTCTTTTAGAACCAAAACTTAATTCTGGAACAATTTCAGGAACTATATAGTCAGGTACAGGTAATTTATGAAAATCGTATATTCCGCGTAATTCTTCTCTTTCTATATCATGGGAATATTTATTTCTTCTGTCGTTTTCTTCTTTCCATTTTAAAAGTTCCCATCTGCTGTCTTTGGTTGGAACTGTTTGGAAATTTGCAGAACCATTTGTAAAGGTAATATAACCTGATGAGTTGTAATGTAAAGTCATCTATTCTTCCTCCTTTGTTAAACAATCATCATTAAATAAAGTTTTTTTAATACGATACTGGCTGTCCATTTGAAGGTATTTAGATTCAAGCTTTTCAACACAAAGATCCCAGGCATCCTGTTCACTTATGTCTAGCTTCTTAGCAATAGACCTTGCAAGTTCTCTTAAATGAGTAGCTATTGCTGTAAGGTTGTATGGATAATCACTCATTGTTTTTGCACCATTTTAAAATGTTCTTGTATAAAGCTGTAATATTCTTTTCTGGCTTGGTTAGTGCTTTCATATATCTGATACATATTTTTGATAATTCCAGGGCCACCACTTTTTTGTTGAATGTCTCTTATTGTAGGAAAAATCAAAGGATTTAAATCCTCATGTGACGATAAAAATTGATACATTTTCATCGGAAATTGTTTATCAGATTCTAAAGATTCGATAACACAGCAAAAAGAATTTACTGTTTCATCTTCTCTGTAATGTCTTAAATGATTGAACAATATCTGCCATTTGTATTTTGGTAAATCTAAATTAAGTTTCATCTATCTACCCTCTCCTTTATGTTCAACAATCTCCTTTTCTAAATTTGCGGCCATAAGTGATGCTTCAAACAACTTGTCAATTTGCTCAGCAGTTCTCCATAAGGGTTGCTCAAGCATTGAAATTGATTGCTTTAGTAGTAGGCTATGTATAGTCCACTGTTCTCTTGTTAAAGAGATACTAATTCTCAAAGAGTCATTAGTTTTTGTTTCTTTTTGTGCCATGAAAAATAATAATCTGGGATAAAGGTTCGTGAAGAACCCATAAAAACTATTACAAAAAAAGTTTTTAAGAGTCCATCTAAAAGTTGGCCAAGGAAATAAAGCCAGGAATAACAAAAAATAAAAAGAAGAAAGAGCCTAGAGTTAACTAGGCATTAAACAACACTCACACATACTTACTGGTATTCTCATTTGATGAGTAACAAAGTAAGTACCATTAAAAGATTCAGTTTTACCATCTTCTTTTTCACCTAAAGAAATACTTTTTTGGCCGTATAAATCACCTTTATTAATTAATGATTTACAGGAATAGCATTTTCTTTGTTTTCTAGTTTTCTTAAGTTTCATAATCTCCTTTAGGCTTATGTTCATAACCATATTCATCTGCTAATAAATACAAATCTCTAAACATTTCGTCTATCAATTCATCATTAACAGTTGATGGCTTATTTTTATAGCTTGCATAGGTTAATGCAGTTCTATAAATTAAATCGGTTTTTGAATGCATAACTAGGCGTGGTTAATAAAGTTTTTAAGAAAGATATACAAAAGAATAACTAAGCATATCCAAACAATTAAAGTAGTCATAAGTCCTCCTCTGTCATATCTTCAGCTATTCTCCAACCTATTGAATTTTCTTCTGGAAAATCTAATAGTTCAAGATTGTTATCAAATTTTTCTTTCTTAATATCAAGAGCTTTATATTCTGCTAATAGCTCATCATTTGTGAGATCCATTTCAAAATAAAGTCTCTCAATTTCTGCACGTTTAGCGGCCTTTAATTCCGCTTCGTGATTGCTTTTGTTTGACATAATTAACCTTTAGATAATTGAATAAAACCATCAGGAACACCACCAGCTTCAGCAACTGGGCGATCTATTTCTGGGATATAAATCCCTAGACCTGGATCTTCACGCCTGATAAACAATCTTTTTTCAAGAGATCTTCTTTGACTAACAAAAGTCTTACATCTTTCAAATAGATGTTCGGGTATGTCAATAGCTTTTGATGTATCGTTTTTAAGTTGATACAGCATAACGACTCTTGAGCCGCACCAATCAACACCCCTAATTTCGTATTCACTTGCTAGACGATTACTAAAATCTTCTACTAGGTCTTCAAGATCTCTTGAACATACGATACATTGCGGAAAATTCCACTTAGTTTCTTTTTGGTCGTTAGACATAATAAAAATAAATAACTGGGCGGTTAAGGTTCTTTGTTAAGAGAACCCTTTAAAACCTCCTTAGAGGCTTTAAGGGATTGTCTAGGTTATTCCCCAAAGTAGAAACAACTACAGAACCATCTAAGAGCTTCTATGTCATCCGTTATGTTGACGTTTAGCCCTGCGTAGTGTGGATTAAGTTGCAGATTTTCCCAAGGTGTCCCCCAATCTTGATACTGAATTTCAATATCTGTAGGCTCGGTGTATTGGTCTAACTTGCCTATAATCCGACACGCAGGCCCACCCCAAGAAAGTAATATTTTAAATTCTTCAGGCTTTAAATCTGCTTCTAATGATGAATACCAACCACTTCTAAATTCAACACTTAAAGCTTGGTTTTGAGCTTGCTGTCTTATCTCGTCTTGAGCTTCGTAGTCATCATTACCCTCGGCTTCTTTATAGTTTCTGTAGTCTTCTTTGATAGATTCAAGTTGATTCATGCAATTAGTTAAAGCATGGTTTTCTTTTGTTGAAGTAATCATTTGATTAATAAGTTTCTGGGATTAGTACTATAAAAATAATTTCTAGTACTGATTGAATTATTACTATAGGTTGGCTATCGATAAAATAAAAACAGATAAATCTTTACACTTTGTAACAATAGACCCCATATATCCCCCCTATTGTGTCCAATTATTGTCCTTTTACTGTCCAAAACACTATAAAAACCCCCATATCCCAGTTATAAGTTAACTTGCAGTGCTGTCTCTATGACAGTACTACTAATAAATAGAATCAAAATATACCTATATTTTCAGCAAATTCTAGACCCTATAAGGGGAAAAATAAACTTATATATATGCGTAAGCCTTTCAAATTTTTGTGTCAAAAATATTTTGTATAGACCCTTATAGAACCACCCAGAAGGAAACTACAAGGGTCTTTTTAGGATCTATAGAAGAGAGAACCTATAAAATAATTATAATGATGATGTTGATGAAGTCAAATCTATAGTGGATCTATACGACCCCCCCTATAGTCCCCCCCATAGTCTATCTACAAGTGTCTGTTAATAAGATTTATTTATAAAACCATCGGTATGGGTATTAGAATTTCTTATCTGATCAGGAGACATACCCATTGCTGTTTGTGAGATGGTGTTATTCATAAGAGAACCCCAGTTATCTAGGTGTATTCTTAATAATTCATCTTTACGAGATTTTATATTACGGTCTTCATCTTGAGCCATATACTCTGTCCAATAGGCTACAGCACCAGATAGAGCGTCTAAGATGTCATCATGTACTAAAGAACCCCTATGTCTAGTGATTCTGGACATTTGATAAAAGAGTTGAAGTTTTAATTTACGTTCTGGAGCTTCTGTTGAGTTAGATCTATAGTCTTTTTCTACTACTTTACGGTCAATTATAAGTCTATGAGAGTTCATTACAGGTTCTAAGGTATCTATTATGCGTAGTTCTTTGGTTTTATTATTTCTAACGTCTTTTACTTCGCAGGGATGATACCTCATAAGGAAAGGTTTCATTAGTTCAGCAAACATACCGCCACCCATATTTGATTCTACGAGGATTGTATTGACTTTATTTGTCTTAGCTATCTTAGATAGGGTAGTTAATACTGCGTCACTGTAACCACCGTTAAGGCCACCTGCATCGGGAACGTATAAGTTACCATTAAGCATCTTCACAACAGCGTAACCAGTGGCATCACGACCCTTTCCAGAGGGGTCTACGAACATTACAGAGCCTGTATATTCAATCCAATCACCAAATTGTTGTGCAGGTCGATAAAAATGATCACCATTGAACCCTACACAAGGTAATTCTTTAATTACATACTCAGGTGAAGAAGACCATATAATTTTTTCTGGTGCATGATCAGGATTTACTGAAGATATGATTAGGTCTGATAGTTTAAGAGGGTATCTATCCTGGTCAGATAGGCTAGTGTCTAGCATAAACTGTAAAGAGAACCCAGAACGTCCATAGGAAGCCTCACGTTCCATTAGATCTATTGATGAGAATCTATCAGGGTCAACAGGATCTTTAGGCTTTACAAGCTCTTTTGCAAGCTTTTCAGCTAATTTAGGAGCTAATCTGTCTCCATAGTTGTTTTTTAGTTCTGGATAACGTGCTGTCCAGATACGAGTCGTATATCCACGTTCTTCTAGTGTTAGATATAAAGATTGTTCTGTTTGTGGTGTACCAAGAAAGGTTATTTTACCGTTTGGTTTGAGAATAGCATCAAATTCTTTTACAGCTTCACTTAGCTTGTCTCTCATCGGTTGAGTAAAGCTGTTATTTGGTACTTCTACGTCATCAGCTATAACTTCATCTGCTCTACTACCTGCCATCTGTCCTAGAACACCTTGAGACTTCACTGAAGGTGCGTGGTCAGCGTGTGCAGGACCAACATCAAAACTTATCTTACTGTTTCTTTGAGAGTCATCTGGACGCAATGGAGCCAGTATAGGCATCTCATTGATCAATCTCATAGTGAAAGTAGAGAAGTTATCGGCTCTATCCTTACTTGCAGATACAACTAAGAACTTTAATTGTGGATTCATCCGTAGTTTCCATACAACATAGGTAGATGTAATCCAACTCTTACCTACACCTCTAAAGGCTTGTATGATCTTTCTACGAGGTCCATATTGTAAATACTCAGCTATGTCTAATTGAACTGGTGTGGGATCAGGTAGATTAAGATGTCGCCAAGTTATTATTAGAAAGTATCTAAAATCTTGTAATTTTTTTGGTAAAGGTTGCAATTATCTTTCTAGTGCAGGTATCACATCAAGGTCTGGTAGGTTTGACATGAGATCTTCCATAGGATTCTTCTCTGTTGGTATGCACTCTATGCCATTATCTTTTAATAATTGTCTAGCTACGTTAAGATCTCCTGGTTTTGCTTCGCCACATTTTATCTTCCCTAATAGTTCTTGTATCAAAACAGTTTGAAGATTTTCTAATAATTCTAACTTTTTTTCTTTTCCCATAATTAGAATTGGTTTTGAAACTAATATACCTTGTTTTAGAAAATTATGCCTAATAAGCTAATCGGACAAAGATTCCAGATCAATGATCGTGTATCTAGAAA